AGTCCCCTCAGGGCTATGAAGCAGGAGGCGAGGTGAAGAACACCAAGCAGGAAGCCCCTACAAGTGAGAACAGCGTCCCCGCTGTAGGAGTGCCTACAGGACTTACCGAGGTGCTCTCAAGGCTCAGCACTACCGTGGAGAAGCTCCAAGGGGAAGGTATAGAAGCCTATATCGTAGCCGATGCTAAGGCAGGGAAGGAGCTCCGACGGGCGATCAAGGAGTACGAAGCACTGCGAGAGCGAAACAAGAGATAGTGATTACTAAGGGTTTAAAAAAGTCCTTTCCTATATGGAAGGGGCTTTTTATTTTTGCCTTAGATAGAAATTAAAAGGTATTGATTCAATGGAAAAAATCTTTGTAACCTTGTGGATCCTCTTTGGTATCTACATCTTAGTCTTAGTAATGATTATGGCCGACCTATGGAGTGGCCTGCGCAAAGCCAAGAACAACGGAGAGATGCGCACCTCGTATGGCTACAAGCGTACGGTGGGGAAGCTCGCCCAGTACTACAATGTGCTAATCGCCCTCACGATAGTAGATAGTATGCAGATGAGTGCTGTGTGGTACTTTGAGCAATATTACGGGAATCAGCTGTGGTTCTTTCCCTTTATGACCCTTGGAGGTGCCTTTTTACTCTGCCTGATAGAGATAAAGAGTATCTATGAGAAGGCCGAGGATAAGGTACGCTTGGACAAAGCTGGACAAGTGATGGGCAAGATCATCCTTAACCGTGGGGATGTAGAGGAAATAGCTTCTTCCATCAAGGAATATCTCAATGAAAATGATAAAACACCCATAAAAAACGAATAACCATGCCAACACCTAAGTATAAAGTAAGGCCTGACACAGGCGAATTGCAGGAATACCTCTTTGAGTACAACGGGATTTTAGCACTGAAAAACTTCGTAGCACGTGTGGACGGAGAGCGCCTGATCCTACACAGCGCGGAGGATATGAACTTCTCTATCTTGGACGCCTTGGTCAGTGAAGTAGAGATCAATGGAGTTGTATATGACAATGCCGATGCGGCACAGCAGGCACTACAGCGCTTAACCTTCAATACCAACAGACCCGTGATCATGACCCAGCGCGAGCGAGAACTACTCTTGGGAGCGCTCCAAAGCGGCAACTACGTAGGTACAGCGGCGGATCTTAAATCACTCATTGACGGCAAGGTAGATAAGGAAGCAGGGAAAGGGCTATCCACGAATGACTTTACCAATGCCTACAAGCAGCAGTTAGATAACCTCGAAGATTACGATATAGAATTAGACGAGAATACCACAGAGTTACGATTCAAGAAGGGCAGCAATGTGGTAAGGCGCATCTCCCTAATGTTCCTTGATGACGAAGGTACCAAGTTGGTGTACAACAAGCCAGATAAGACCTTAGAGTTAAGGGATAAGCGCAATAACCTCCTCACCAGTATCCCCGTGAGCCACTTTGTCAGCAATATTCCTGATGGAATTGTAGTGCAGAATGGAAAGATTAAGCTCATGGCCGGAAATAATGTTATTTTCGAGAATGCTTTTTCCTATAATGACTTAGCAGATAAGCCATCATTGGATTTTATCCCTACCTCTTGGAACAATAGAGGAGGAAAAGAAGTTATTAAGACGCAAATAGATGACTGGTTGCGTATCAATGAGAACGGCAGCCATCCCAACGGTACTTATTTCGGCGCGTATCGCATCCGTACAGATAAGGGAATACAGGTAGGAGAAGGTGGAAACAAATTCCATGTGAGTGATGAAGGAAATATTGACATTAAAAATAAAACAAAAATCGTTGTAAGAGATAATGGGAATATTGCCTTTGGAAACATGGATTTCAACGATTTGGTTTATGGAGAATTCAAAGGTATAAAGATTTGGGGTCATGATAGTGATGATAAGGTAATTTTAGCTGGTGGTGGAGTTAAAAATATAAACGAGATAGCTCCTTCTTATAAGACTATTACAGATGCTCACAAATTCCTTGATAAGGATGGGGCTATACATTTTGGATCAGGTAGTGGTATAGCTAATGCCCCAGGCAGTTCTTACTATGAGATGTTAGGACTTACCCATAGTTCTAAGGGCTGGGGATTTATCATTGCAAAAAACTTGGATGTTAATGATCGGAAATTATACATAAAACAGGTCATTTCTGGCAGCTATACAGATTGGTTTGAATTGAATGGAAGCATTGATAATATATCTATCCGTAACTATATAGAGTGTAACCATAACCATAATGGTTCTGTAATTTTTGTTGAGAATCCGTTAACTATTCAACTTAAAGATTTAATCTCTTTAGATTGTGTGTCTTTTCGAAAAGTCTTCGCTGGTGGACAAGTAACCTTCACTTGCGATGGAAAACAAATCATCTACACGGGAGATAATGCCTTCAACGGGGGTGATGGCTCTACAGCGGTAGTAAGTATATGGAACAACAAATGTTACATAGACATTCGAAATATATGATGAAAGTAATGAACAATCTCAAGGGTAGCGACAAGCTCCTACATAGTAAGTACGGGAATATAATATTTATTGCCACTTTCCTTAGCGCTCTGATATTCTTACCTGTTGTGAAATCCTTACTTATAGCCGCTATAATATTAGGGAGTATTGGGCTATGTAAGGAGCTCTACGACAAGTATATCAAGAAGACATTCATTGATTGGTGGGATATCGTGGCGAGCTTCGTGCCTTATCCTATAATTAAATACATTAACAGATGAATGCGATACAATATTTTGATTGGGGGGGGATTAGTCAGCCTTCTATTGGGAGTGTAACATTGCTTGGAAAGGGAGATAGGAAAAATTTCATTGTAGAAGTGGGTGAATATCCTATAGGAAGTATAGATTTAACTAACAATCAAAGGAAATATTATGCTAATAGAAGCAATTTTATAGGATTAATATTAGATGGAAGGGTTAGAGAATATTTTTTAATTCTCCCTACTAATAATTATATATTACAAGGTCATCCTCCAAGAACATTTTTAGACACTAATCTAATTCATTTAGAATATGATAGGGAATTTTATAGAGACTATCAACTAACTGTGTATGAATCAGGATTACCTGTTTTATTTTTATGGATAAAAGACCCAGTGTCTTTTAAGCAAAACATTCAAACAAGTTCATTTAGGAAAGAAACACATTTTGTAGTGAATTTTCCAGGCAAAGGAGAATATTCTTTCGACATAATATACGATGGAAGTAAATAATATTTGATTATATGACACCAAAAGAATTCGTAAAAAAATACAAGCCTTTTGCTCTCGAAACAGAGCGTAAGACGGGGATTTCTCACCTTTTTATATTGGCTCAATCAGCCTTGGAGACTGGTTGGGCTAAGAGTATCCCTGATAATAATATGTTTGGTGTGAAAGCCAAAGCAGGCACGCCGACTGAGAAACGTCAGCTGGTTCAAACCACGGAGATCCTCGCCAATGATAATGCTAAGTTCCCTGTTATTATTAGCATAGAAAAGCGCCATGATGGCAGGTTTAAGTACATTGTTAAGGACTGGTTCCGCAAGTACGACAGCCCAGAGGAGAGTTTCACTGATCACGCCAACCTATTCATGAACAACAAGCGATATGCCAAGGCACTACTGGTAAGGAGTGACCCGTACAAGTTTGCCGAGGAAGTTGCAAAGGCAGGTTATGCCACCGAGCCTACGTATGCCGAAAGACTCAAGGGGGTGATAAGAACAATTGAGAAGAATGACCAATGAAAATTACCAATGAGAAAGAAATTGTATTTACTATTAGCTCTTATGGTGCTATTAGGGTGCAGGAGCAAGAAATCAAGCCGAACCGATCACAGAGAAGATCAGCAAATCGAAAGAAGGGAAGAAAAAGACAGCCTCTCTCAGGTAGAAAGTCATCAGCAAGTCGCTACTTTTGACCTCCAACATTCGCAATCTTACGAGCTCTCTCTTGAAAATGATAAGGACAGCATAGAGGTGCAGCGAGAAAGACGCATAGTAAAGAGGCTCGATGGGGAGGTATCTCATATCGAGGTACTCAAGGTCAAGGGGGGAAAAGCTACCCTAAGGGTAAAGCAGGAGCAAGCGCAGCAAGCAAGGCAGGTAGTCCGTAGGGAAGAGCGAAGAAGTGAAGGGCATTTCTCTCAAAAGAGAAAGGAGGTACATACTTCTCATACTATGGAGCGAGAAACTCTTCACCAAAGATGGGGACTTGCATGGTGGGTAGAGGGCGTATTGTTGGTGGTGGTCTTATGGTTGGGCTATAGAATAGTAAGAAGATGGATAGGATAGAGTTTCACTGTGCAGGGAGTTACTCAGAGCTCAGCCCTTGGCAACGAGAAGAAATCTGCCTACGTATGGAGGACGATCGGCGTGACTTTCAGGAGCTATATCGGGAGATGGTGCTAATCTTGCTGATGGGGGATCCTTCAAGGAAAAACAAAAAGCGAGTACAGCGGCTGCTCTCGGAAATCTCTATCGAGCAGCTCCTCCCCTTGGGAAAGTTCCTGCTCACCGATAGGGACTTGTTCTCCTTTCCTGATATCTGGGATGGACTCACCACTCCCCTGCCTCGATTGAGTAATTGTACCATTCGACAATTTTCCGTGGCGGACATGCTTTTTTACCAATACAGCAAGAAGCGCGAGGAATTGTATGCACGCCAGCTGGTGGCAAGTCTCTACTGCTGGGGCGCAAGTGAGTTTGACCCCTTGCTACTCCCTAAGATTGCGGAGGTAACCGATAGCATTTCCCCTGGCACGCGGGCTGCGATTGTTTTTGCCTA